GAATTACTTGAGGACATCAAAAGTATTATTGAGGGAGGACATTACTCACCGGGAGAGACACCGGAGGACGAGAACTTCTTAGTACTTGAGGAGTCAGATGCGGAAGGAATTCTTACGGACATTAATTTTTATTTCAAGAACCCATAAAAACTTCTTGACATTGTTCTTAAGATCACATAAGATACTACTTAGAAGACAAGTTAATTTAAAACCTTTAAACATTCATAGGAGAATGTAGAATGAGTAAAGTAGCAACAGGTATCGCAGCTTTTGTAAACCTTACGGAAACTGAGACCTATAACGGCAAAGATACAGGAGCCTACACTGTCACCCTTACCTTGGATGATGATGAGGCAAAGAAGCTTGAGAAGATGGGAGTAAACCTTAAGGAGTACAAGAATCAAAAGCAGCGTAAGTTCAAGACCACTTATGATAACTTCACTGTTGTTGATGTTAACGACGACATTGTATCTAAGAATATCCCTTATGGTTCTAAGGTACGTGTTCTTTGGAAAGATGGTGACAAACACCCACAATTTGGAACACCTACCTATCTCCAAAAGATTCGTGTTCTTGAGTACTCTGAGAATGAGATGGACGACATTCCTTCGGAGTTCTAAAGTAACTTAAGAAGTCCCTAAGGGGTGCATTAATGTTGCATGAGTCGGTAGCGAGGCGTTTGGGAAGGCCGATGGTTTTTATTGTATGGAAGTGGATGTGAAAATGGGTGAGTTAATTAAGAAGACTGCCTGTCCTAAGTGTCGAGAGAAGGGACAGGATAACTCAGGTAATAACTTAGCAGTCTACACTGACGGAGAGTACTGCTACAGTTGTCATTATTCCTCTGGAGAGGGACAAAAGAACAACGTAAGAGACAAGCTCTTAAGTAGGAATGGAAGGAAGTTCGAGATGACTGGTGTAGCTGGAGCAATTAAGGATCGTAAGATTTCTCAAGCAATTGTTGAGAAGTTCGGTGTGACTATTGAGAAGCATGAGGACATCATTACCAAACACCATTACCCATATTACGATGTGGATACTGGAGAAGCTGTAGGTACTAAGATTCGTATGGGTGTCAACAAGGACTTCAGAACCACTGGTACTTTTGAGAACACTGGTCTCTTTGGACAGAACGTCTGGAGAGAAGGTGGTAAGTTCATTACTGTTACAGAAGGTGAGGCAGATGCACTTGCAGTAGCTGAAATGTTTGATGGTCGTTGGCCCGTAGTCTCCATTAAGAGAGGCAGTGGGTCGGCTGAGAAGGACATTAAAGAATCCTTGGAATGGCTTGAGACATTTGAAAACATCGTCCTGTGCTTTGACTCTGATGCTCCCGGTAAGAAGGCAGTCGAGGCAGTACTTCCATTGTTCTCTCATGGGAAGGTTAAAGTAGTTAGTCTGCCCATGAAGGATGCCGGAGACATGCTTAAGAACTCCAGAGTTAAGGAGTTTGTGGATTGCTGGTGGTCTGCTAAGGCATATCGTCCGGTAGATGTAGTCTCCTTATCTGATGAGTCATGTTGGGATGCCTTTGTCAAGAGGGGTACTGAAGAAATCACACCTTTCCCTGAGGCATACGGTAAGCTTAATGCCATGATGAATGGTGGTGTAGCGGCCGGAGAGGTTACTGTGATTGGTGCTTTGACTTCAGTAGGTAAATCAACTATGGTCTATAACCTACTCTATGGTATGGCTACTGAAGGGAATAAGAAGATCGGTGCAGTCTTCCTTGAGAGTGACAAGGGAGAGACTGTAGAGAAGGTTGTCAGTCTACACTCAGGTGAGAACATATCGTTAATTCCTGCAGATGAACGTGACAACTCCCTCTATAAGGAGTATTATAAGGACTTCGTTAAGGACGACAAGGTACATATCTTGGATCACTTAGGTTCCTCCGATTCTGATGAACTCTTCATGAAGATGAGGTTCATGGTTAAAGGTTTAGATTGTGACATTATTATCCTTGATCCTCTTCAGGCTGCAGTAATGTCCAATGACAACGGAGTAATTGATGAGTTCATGGATCGTTGTCTTAAGCTTGCTAAGGAAACTGGAGTAGGTATTATCATCGTGAGCCACATGAGAAAACCACAGGCTAAGGATGCTCATGATGTAAACGAATACGACATGAAGGGGTCCGGAAGCATTAATCAGATTGCCTTTAACACAATACTCCTAAGCAGGGACAAGATGTCCGAAGATGAGTACACAAGGAACTGTACTAAGGTGCAGCTTGTGAAGTGCCGAAGGACTGGACGAACTGGTCTTGCTGGTTGGATGTACTATGAAAATGAAACAAGCCGTATGATTGCTGGACAACCCCCGGAGATTGAGGCAGTAGAAAATGAGGAGTTCTAATGAGTAGCGACATTAAAAGATTACGAAGGTCTCTGTATCTTAAGCAGGAACATAATTACATTTGTGAGGTATGTATGGAGGAGTACCCTGAAGAAGTCCTTGAGTTCCACCACCCTGATCCTAATGAGAAAGAGTTAGGACTTAAGGCAAGTAACTGGACTAAGAAAAACTTAAAGAATGTTCTTGACGAAGCAGATAAATGTAATGTATTATGTTCTAATTGCCATAGGTTGGAGCATGTAGCCATAAAGAAAGGTGAGAGTATATTAAATGACGAAGAAACTTATCTGCGATATAGAAACCACCGCTTTACCGATACGGAAGGATTCAAAAGTCTGGATGGTAGGGACGTTGGATTTGGAGACACAAACAATAAACAACTTCTGTTACCCTTGGAACCCCCAGAAGATTAAGGAACTCAAAGAGCTTCTTAATTCTTACGATGAAATAATAGGCCACAACTTCATTAGATTTGATGCGCCTACTCTTAAGAAGCTCTTGGGTGTGACTGTAGAACCTAAGAAGATTGTGGACACTTTAGTATTGTCTAAACTCTATCACCCTAACTTAGAAGGAGGACATTCTCTAGGTTCTTGGGGTGAGAGACTTAACTTTCCAAAAGGAGATTATAATGATTGGTCTAAGCTTACAGAAGAGATGGTCAAGTACTGCGAACAGGACTTACGTGTTACAGGTAAGACCTACGAAGTACTTAAGAACCGCCTACAAGAGTTTGGTGAAGTTTCTCAAGTAGATGAACACAAAACTCTACAGGTGATACATAGGCAAATTGAACATGGTTGGTTACTTGATCAGAAGAGGGCCTATGGTTTACTTGCGGAACTTAAAGAGAAACAAATGGAACTGGAGGATAAGGTTCATGAAGTCTTCAAACCACTCCCTAAATTTCTTAGGAAGATTACACCGGAGAAGAGAAAAGAGAGTGAAGTTTTTAAAAAAGGCGGTCTTAAGTTTCTCGGTGATGATTGGACTACTGTGGTGGGTGTATTTTCTAGGGTAGAGTTTCCTGAGTTCAACTTAGGAAGTCGTCAACAAATAGGGAAGTATCTTCAGTACTTCGGATGGAAACCTAAGGAGTTTACAGACAAAGGTCAGCCTAAGGTGGACGAGGAGGTACTTAAGAAGGTCCAAGGAATACCTGAAGCTTCTCTTATTGCTGAGTATCTTTTGATTGTCAAAAGGGTTGCTCAGGTCAGATCTTGGGTAGAGAAAGTAGAGGAAGATGGTAGAGTTCATGGTTCAGTTGATACGATTGGTGCAGTTACTAATAGGATGACACACTCCGGTCCCAATATGGCCCAAGTCCCTGCGGTCTACAGCCCTTATGGGAAGGAATGTAGGAGTTGTTGGGTAGTCCCTAATGGTTACAAGTTAGTTGGTTGTGACGCTGCAGGACTAGAACTTAGAATGTTGGCACACTATATGAATGATGAGGAGTACACAAATGAAATCCTTAACGGAGACATCCACACAGCAAATCAACTTGCCGCTGGACTTGCAACTAGAGATTCTGCGAAGACTTTTATATACGCTTTCCTCTACGGAGCAGGAGATGCTAAGATCGGAAGTATTGTTGGAGGGTCTGCTAAAGCAGGAGCCAATCTTAAAAAGAAGTTTCTTGAGAACACACCAAGTCTTGCTGATCTTAGGGAACGAGTTGAGAAGTCATGTGCCAGAGGGTATCTTAAGGGACTGGACGGGAGAAAGTTAATCATAAGATCACCTCATGCAGCCCTTAATACTCTTCTTCAGTCTGCTGGTGCTATTGTCATGAAAAAGGCATTGACACTTTTAGATGAGTATGCTACTATATGGAAACTAGATTATCACTTCGTCGGTAATATTCATGATGAAGTACAAGTAGAAGTTAGAGAAGACCAAGCAGATAAGTTCGGATACCTTGCAGTTGAATGTATTAAGGCAGCAGGGGTAGAGTTAAACATGAGATGTCCTTTGGATGCCGACTATAAAGTAGGTGATACATGGGCAGACACACATTAAACACTTAAGGAGTGCTTAAGAATGTTAACACCTGAAGAACTAGAAGAAGAACAAGACACACGCTGTATTTTAGCTGATGATGGTTACTATTACACGATTCAGAGAGCCATGAGAGATGATTGCTTTGTATCGGACACTATCCGCTGTAGAAATTCTGTGTTAATAACAGGTGAAAGTATTAGAGCTTTAAGAGGAGATATAGATGCAGAAGAAACCTAAGAAGACTTTAGACACCTTAGTTGGTGATGTTTATAATTTAATGAAGAACCGTAACGTTGCTGAAGGTGTAGATGTTCATAAGGAGATTGAACATTTCGGTGAGGCAATGAAGGACATCATGAAGAAAGAGTTCCTTCCGAACAACGGTTACTCCTCAAGAGGAAACTTACGACTCTCCTCAATTGGTAAACCTGATCGTCAACAATGGTACTCACAACGGAAGTTTGGAGGAGAGAAGATTCAACCACACACCTACATCAAGTTCATGTATGGTCACATGGTTGAGGAATTAGTCCTTGCTTTGGTACGTATGGCGGGACATGAAGTTACTGATGAACAGAAACAATGTGAAGTTGGCGGTGTCAAGGGACATATGGATTGTAAGATTGACGGTACTGTTGTCGATGTTAAGTCCACCAGTTCTTTTGGAATGAAGAAGTTCAAAGATGGTACCTTGGCAGCTTCAGATGCCTTCGGTTATGTGGATCAGATCAAAGCATATGCTCATTCAGAAGGTGAAACAAATTGGGCTTGGTTAGCAATGGATAAATCAAATGGTACATTAGCAGTCCTTAAGTACGACCTGAAGGACACTAAACACCCTATGTATCCTTTCTATTCTCAGGACATTGAGGAGAGAGTGGAGCATGTAAAAAAGTCCGTAGAGCTTCCAGACCCACCGGAGTATTGTTCTTCTCCGATTGCAGATGGCAAGTCAGGAAACTTAAAGCTGTCCTCACAATGCGGCTACTGTCAATACAAAAAACATTGTTACCCAGACTTAAGGGCCTTCGCCTACTCTACTGGTCCTAAGTTTTTAACACACGTAGCTAAAGAACCTAACGTACCAGAGATTGATTTAACAGAAAACAAGGAGTTCTAAAGAATGATTAAACTTGAGATCGTATCCACACCTAAACCACACCGTTTCAAGGAACAAGTGGAGGGTTACTTAAACGACGGTTGGGTCATGAGCGGCACCCCTTTCATCTCCGATATTGGTGTCATAACTGTGGCACTAACTAAAGAAACTAAAACAGTCCCTAAGAAGGCTTCCAATGCCAAAGTACAGGAATAAATTTGAAGAGGAAATTGCAGGGGTCTTAGGTGACTCCTGCAGCTATGAGGACGCTAAAGTTCCCTACATAGTCAAGAAGAACTACATTCCTGATTTCATTTCTAAAGAAGTCCCTAAGATTTACTTTGAAGCCAAAGGTTACTTCAGGGTAGGAGACACACAGAAGTACAAAGCTATTAGGGATAGTCTTAAGAAAGATGAGGAGCTTGTGTTTATTCTTTATAATCCCGAGAAGAAACTAAGGAAGGGAGCTAAGATGACAATGGCCCAATGGTGTGATAAAGAAGGCTTAAGATGGTTTACTAAGGAGGATTGTAAAAATGCCCTTGACATTTGATAGGTTTCTTGTTAGACTGTCTTTATTAACTGATGCAACAACTCTTTGTGACATACTTGATATTGATTCTGAAGATATTATTGAGAGGTTTGATGATTTGATTAGGGACAGAGAAGAAGAACTAAGAGAAATATTTGATATTGACACAGGGACTGAGGAGTATTATAATGATGAATGATGACATGCAGATGATGGTGATCCCAGAGTTTGACCCTTTAGCTGAACGTGCTAAGGCAGTGGCTGAACTCTTGTCTTGTGACTACGCAGGGGATACTCAAGAATCTTTGGTTAATGAAGCAGCTAAGATTTTAATTGAGTCCATGAGACCTCCTAAAGAAGAACACCGTGAGCATGACATGTCCAATGTAACAATGATGTAGCTCTAATGCAGTCCCTAAGAACCCCTTGTAAAGGATGTAAGATAATGAAACAACAATCAAGAGAAGTTAAAGTAGGCAAGTTTATTGATGCTATGCAACAGAGAGAAGGGGACTTAAGAGGACAACTTATGTTATGTTCTGAACTTCTTAGGGAGGAACATGAGGAGGTTCAGAAGGAGTTAGGGGCAATGCAAATGGATTTAATCAGAGGGGTATCTCCTGATCTTGAGAGTTTCCAAAGGCTTCTTAAGGAACTTGTCGATCTTCAGTATGTCCTAAGTTTTACTGTGGATTTAGGTGGTTATACAGTTGTGTTTGATGAAGCCTTCAATAGAATTCACCTTAGTAATCTGAGTAAGCTTGATGACAATGGAGAGCCTGTGAAGAACTCCTATGGTAAAGTAATCAAAGGGCCTAACTATGTCCCTGCAGACTTGAGTGATTTAATCTAATGACAGACAAGGACTTCATGTTACACGTACCATTAATTATTAGGATGATGAAGAACTCCAGTACTCCATTGGAAATTCTTAAGGATTTCATTAATTTAACTGAAGAGCAAAGAGAAACAGTAACGAGAATGTATGAGGTATATAAGATATGACTGAGGTAATGAACTATGGACCTAAACTGGTTGCAGCACAACAAATACAGAAGGAAAAGCATCGCGGCCCTAACGAGTCTTTCCATGAGAGTAAGTGTAGGGTTGCTGGTACTCTATGTGACGATGAGAGTCACCGCCAAGCAATTAAAGAGATACTTCTTGATCAACGGTTCCTTGAAGCTGGAAGAGTACAGGCGACTGTTGGTCTTGAGAAGGATACAACTCCATACAATTGCTTCGTCAGTGGTACCATCGAAGACAGCATGGACAGCATCATGGACAGGGCTAAAGAAGCTGCTGAGACAATGAGGAAAGGTGGAGGTATTGGTTATGACTTTAGCAACATTCGTCCTAGTGGTGATCGTATTGTTTCTTTGGGTAGTACTGCTAGTGGACCTTTATCCTTTATGGAAATCTTCGATGCTGTTTGTAACACTATCGTGTCTGCTGGTCATCGTAGAGGTGCACAAATGGGGGTACTCAGAGTTGACCATCCAGACATTGAGTTGTTTATCAGAGCAAAGCAGAATGAAGGTAAACTAAAGAACTTCAACTTGTCCGTTGGTATTACTGATGAGTTCATGGAGTGTGTCAAAGCAGATACATCATTTGATCTCAAGTTTGAAGGTAAGATTTACAAGACTGTACGTGCAGTAGACTTATGGGATGAGATCATGAGATCAACATGGGACTGGGCTGAACCCGGTGTGTTGTTCATTGATCAGTTAAATAGGATGAATAATCTGTGGTACTGTGAGGACATTGCAGCAACCAACCCCTGTGCTGAACAACCTCTACCACCCAATGGTGCTTGTTTGTTAGGTTCTTTTAACTTGACTAAGTACGTCACAAGAGTTATATTGGATGATCATGGTAAGACATGGAGACATGAGTTTGACTTCGAACAGTTCAAACACGACATACCACACATCGTAAGGATGATTGACAATGTTATTGACTACGCCACATATCCGTTACCTGCCCAAGAACACGAAGCTAAGTCTAAACGTAGAATGGGACTCGGAATTACAGGCTTGGCGAACACTGGCGAGGCTTGTGCCGGATCATATGGGACCAAGAACTTTATTGAGTTTACCGAGCGTGTACTCACTATCCTACGTGACACCGCCTATCGAACCTCAGTAGCTCTTGCAGTGGAGAAGGGTGCTTTCCCTGAGTTCACTAAGGACTACTTAAGCAGTGCCTTTGTATTAACTTTACCAGAGGACATTCAAGAGGACATAGCAACTCATGGAATACGTAACAGTCACCTCCTATCTATTGCTCCCTGTGGCACTATCTCTTTCTGTGCTGATAACATTAGCAGTGGAATTGAGCCTGTATTCAGTCACACTACTGATAGAATTATTCAGACCCCTGAAGGACCAACAACAGTCAGAGTCAGTGATTACGGACATAGGGTGTTTGGTGTTGAGGGTGCCACTGCTGATAGTCTTTCTGTGGCTGATCATCTGGGTGTCCTTACAACCACTCAAAGGTATATTGATTCTGCTGTGAGTAAGACACTCAACGTTGGTGATGATGTTACCTTCAAGGAGTTCAAGGAGATTTACATGACTGCATGGCAGGAAGGAGCAAAGGGTTGCACCACATTCAGAGTATCAGGTAAACGCTTTGGCATTATGCACAAGGTAGTTGATGAACCTGCTGAGACTGAAGGTGCTGCTTGTTACTATGATCCTGAGACTGGTAAGAAGGAATGTGAATGATGAGCTACAGTGAACAGATGATTGACTCAAAAGCAGCCCTAGAACAAATGTATGAATACCGTGATGGAGATAGACGAATGAAACCAGTAATGCCTTCAGAAGACCCAAATCGTATTGACATGGTTAAGGTACTACAGGAGGGACTTTATGAGAAGGGGAAGAAGACTCCCTTAGACGTACAGGAAGGAGGTGATCACTACAAGAAGATGGGTATCCAACCTGTGGAGTACATCCATGCCAATGACTTAGGCTACTGTGAAGGTAACATCGTGAAGTACATCACCAGACACAGGATGAAAGGTGGTGCTGAAGACATCCGTAAGGTAATCCACTATGCACAACTCATGTTACAACTAGAGTATGAAATGGAGACAGAATGATGAGTGGTAAAGAAGGAATATTCATAGGAATTATGTTGTTTCTTTTAGGCGTAGCAATGGCTCTTACTGTAGGAATCTTAAGCAGTCCTGAAGAAAAGGTAACTGAGTACAAAGTAAACAAATGTGTCATTGAATCACCAGCACAGGTGCCTGACATATTGAACAGATGTACTGCTGCTGTGTGGATGGAGGAGAACAAATGATTAGTTTAAGTGAAGATGAATGGGCCCTGTGTGAAGAACATCAGGCATACATGAAGGACAAAAAAACACCCCCACGTAGTCTACATATGAGATACATGGAGGTGATGACTAAGCTATACTGTGGTATGGTCTTAAGTGGCGATGTATGCAGTGATCCCAAAGATGATGATGAAGGTTAACATTACTTTCCTCCTCTTATCTTCTGTATCCCTTTGATGACACTCTTGACACCAAAGCTGGCAGCAACAATGACACTTAAGAGGTACCAGTATTCAGTAGGTACCTCAGTGTCTATCACAACGAAGGCTTCCTTCATTCTCACGATTAACATAGGGACATCGAAGAGGACACCAACAAACAGGATGACAAAAGGAGAGGTGAAGATCAACGTTAGGTACTCATCTTTCCATGATTCACCTGAGTTCTTCGCCTGTTCCATGTCCCATTCCTGCTCACCTGAGATGTGCTTAAGTTTCCTCTCATGCTCTGCCTTCTTAATCTCACCTTTGTTCTTCAGGTAGGTTTCACCTATTCCGAAGATGCCTGATATGATTGGGCCTATAAATGGTATCATCTTAGTTCCTCCTTAGTGTTTTCTTTATCAAACATCCCTAACCCTGCTTTACTAGCTCTAAAGGACATCTGTGCATTATCTCCTGTTGTAGCAGTAAACTTAGAGTCCTTCAAAGCTCTTTTATGATATGCCCATACAGGCTCATCTTTTAAAGGCTTCACACCTGTAAGTTTTTCAATGGATTCTCTGGAGGCTTTATCGGCATCTACTGTTGAAGATTTAGCGTAATGCGAAGGTTTCCATTTGACTTCCTTCATTCTGGTTTCAGTAGCGTGAAGGTCTACATTGTTCTGCTTTAAACTGGTTTTTGCCTTAGCTGTGTCTCTTTGTGCTCTAAGAAGCTTTTTCTTAATAACTGCTCTCTCATCCTTACCTTTAGTTTGCTTAAGTTGCTCCTTAAGCATCTTGACCCTTGCTTCTTTCTTACCTTTAAAAGTACTTATGTTGTCCCTTTGTGTCTTGAGCGTAGCCACTGCCTCTACATCAGTAGATAAAGGGTTCCCTTTGAAGTTTACTTCTTGAAGAGGAACTGCTGTAAATACTTTAGTGTTTCCTGCATCAATATCAAAGATGTCATGAACATCCATAGCTCCTACACGAAACTGTCCTTTATTTACATCTAAAGCAGTTACTGTAGGGAGACCTCCTAAAGCTTTGTCTTCACTACCGTGTGCTTGCTGAAACCATATATTTCCTTTTGGTTCTTGAATATCTTTAACATTGCTATTAGAGACAACATTATATTCATCGTCTTTAATTGAAGATAAGAGAGGTCTCTTTCTAGTAAATTCTAACTTAGCGTACTTCTTAATGTTCTTAGGGACTGGTTTATTAACTATAGGTGTTGTTACTACGTCTTCCCATATCTCAAGAAGTTTCTTTTCATCAACAGTTTTTAATTCATTAGGTTTAACCCTAGCTTTAAGAATGCCTGACATTGTAGGGAGAAGACTGACTTTTTTCTCTCCTTCCTCTATGACTTCTTTAGCTTTAGCGATAGGACCGTCACGCCATCTTTTAGAGGTAGTTCCTTGTTTTGAATGTTGAAGGTAGGAGTCGTACTTACGTGCTATCTTCTTTATCTCATTAGAAGACAGATGTGAAAAAACTTGAGCAATCTCAACGCCCATTTGAGGTGTTACGTCTGTATGCTTAGTTCCGTTAAGTTTATTCCATTCAGCGACATAACCTTTTCTGGTTTTATCAGAGAACAAAAACTTATTAACAAGAGGCCCTATGGTTTTCCTTCCTGTAAGTTCTAAACCAATTGTCTCAGCGTTAGGGTTCTTAACATAACCAGTAGTTCTTTGTTTAGGGTTAATATCTCCTAAACCTTCTAAATTAGCAATCATACGTGCTCTAAAGGCATCATCACCCTCAACATTACCAAAGAAAGCATCTTCTACTTGTTTCCTTTCTACAGGGTTTCTCCAGTCCTTATTGACCTCAAGATAGTTCTTCTCAATAAAATCACCTGCTTTTAAACCCTTAGGGATACTATCAATACCTCCTTTTTCAAAACCTGAGTTCATAAGAATGGCTGTATTAGCTGCTCCCGTGTTATCTGATTTTGAGACATCAGGAGATGTTATTTCCTTTACCTTATGAGAACCAATCCCTAAAGCATTTCTTTTGGCATTCCTAGTTCCTACAACAGAATCTAAAGCGGTGTCCTTCATAGCTGCTGTGAATTGAGCTAATGTCGAAGGTATTTGTAAAGCAGGGTTACCGTAGAAACTACCACTATTTTCATGTTTCCTTCCTGTTATTTTCTCTTTCCCTTTATCTAAAGCTTTCCCGAAGTATGCACCATCTACTTTAGTGTCTGTGTTGGCTGCTGTTCTTGTGACAAGGTTTTTAACGCTTTTAGCACCAAACATACCAGTCCCTAAGTTCCCTACAGCCCCTAAGAAATCAGCAGTTCTAGGGTATTCTTTAGCAGCAGCCATAGCATCTCTTACGATGTCCGAAGAGGCTACTCCTTTCTCTACATCAGCAAAATACTTCTGCATTGCCTCAGGGAGAAGAGGGAAAGTAGCCTCAGCAGCAGCCTGTAAAGGGTAACCTGTGATGTCTCCTAGAGCAGCAGGTATTTGTCCTGCAGCAAAGAGACCTAACTCAGGGGCAGTTGTAGGGCCTTTTCTGTACTCATCTGTTTTTTTAAGGACTTTCTTCCATCTACCTTCTAATTGCTCACTTAAGCTCTCACTCATTCTCAGAAGCCTCCATTGTTAGGTAATTAACAAAACGATCAATCATTTCCTCATCTAAATCTGTGTCAATAAAATCATTAAGAATGACAGAGACCTTAGAGGCGTACTCTTTCTTAGTCAATCGTTCAGGATTAATCTTCTCAAGTTGTAATAGTTTGTTCACTCTCTTAGGATTGAGAGAAGCCTTAGCAATTAACATAGGGCCTAAAAACACCGTAGCACCTACACCTAAGGAACCTACGGCTGCGTTAGATACTACACCTCCTGTTGCAATTGCAGCACCTACACCTGTCAAAGCCCCAAATTCTTTAGACCTTGCCCATAAAGTAGCTAACCCAGACTCAGGTTTATTCATGGCGTGTCTTAAGAGGTTCACTGTCTTTTTATAGTTAGTGAAGTCCTTCCCCATGATTGCCTTAATACGTCTACTTTCGTTAACGTCTGAAAGTGAATTAGTTAGTCTTTTAACAGTTCCTTTAGAAAACTCTCCTGAAGTGATGTCGGTTATTGCTTCATTTAAATATGAACCTTTAACGGCTGCTAAGGCATCATCAGCAGTTTTAAAATGAAGGTCTTTTAATCTTTCGGGGTTGTTCTTTGCTATCCGTTTATAGGCTGTTCTAATACCTACCATAGCTGCCCTTACTTGATCAGCATTCCCTTCTCTTAAGAACATCTCACCTAAGTCACTATAGGATTCATTTTTAGCATTGAGGACATATTTGTTTGTTATCTTAGGGAAAAGAGCATTTCTAGTTTTACCGTACTGAGAACGTATACTTAGGAACTCTTTAGTTATCTTCCCATCCTTACTCATCTTCTGGATAGTATCCAACACATTCTCTTTTAAAGCACTAAGTTGAGCTAAACCAGCTTTAGAAATTACTGAGTTATCTTTAGACTTAGCTGAAGTAGTTCCTTTAATTAGTTCATCTAATTGTCTATAGAAAGAGAAAGGATAGTTTCCAGAAGCTACTGCATTGTCCCCTAAACGTTCACTTAAGGTCTTAATTATATTTACAACATCATTATCTAAGATAACATTACCAAGTTCATCTACAGCCTCTATCTTATGTCCTTTACCTTGCTTCATGAAGTTAGTTAAAGTGTCCTTAAGAGGTTGTATCTCCACTGAGTCCTTAGAGGCTTTTTCACCTAAGTCCTTCATTCCTTTACTAAAGACTTCTCCAGCTACTTCTTTACCCATCTCAAGAGCTTCCCACCACCTATGACCGATAGAAGTAGAGGAAAGTTTAGGGGTTGTATTAGCAATTTCTTCAAAAGTTTGCTGAACAGAAGCAACAATCGTGTTAAACTGTTTCTTATAGACATTTTGAGAAAAAATACCAGTACGTCCTAAGTTTTCCCTAAGAAGTGTTTTCTTATCTGTAATACCACTTTGGAAGGGAGAGAGGCTTGTACCAGCTTCCTGAGCAGCTAATTGTGCTTGTGCAGTAGCCTCATCAGTCCCATAATCTGCTGCTTGTTTACCTTTGGAAGAAGCTAAACGTCTAACGGCTTCATCAGGGGACACCCCTTTCCTAATGTTTGCTGCTGCCCATCCCATCTTAGCTAGTTTACCGAGACCTAATGTAGCGACATCAAAACCTAAAGAGATAGCGGCTTCCTGAGCAGCCTTCATGTAGTCAAATTCTTCACCTTCCTCAAGGCCAAAACCATAGTCAGCTACAGAACCTCCCATACCTCCTAATATACCACCAACAATAGCAGCACCGGGAATAGGCGTTAAGGCACCAGCAGCGGCACCAGCAGCAGCACCGCCCATACTGAATTTACTCTTGTCAAAAGCTTCTGGAATATCTTCAGTGACAAACTTAGGGACATCTTCAGTGAAGAAATTCCCTACATCCTCACCACTAATTTTATAGCCTCCACTAGCACTTCCACCTTCCTCCTGAGGTGGTTCTTGAGGAGGTGTATTTACTTGAATACTCTGGGCGTACTCCAACACAGCTTTGTCAAACTCTGCTTTAGACATGCCTTTAGGAGCAGTTAAAACTCTCGGTTCATCTTCACCGGGGACTTGAATAGAAGCTGTTAATTCCGTCATTTAATTACAATCCCATTAGGTAGAGTTATTACCTTCTTACCGTTCTCTAGTTGCTCCTTGTACTCTTCCCATCCTTTATTACGGAATTTCTCATAACCTGCTCTAGTTGCTCCAATAGACGGGTCTGAGATCATCTGTCCTGTCCTGTCTGAGATGCGTTTTAAAGTGTTCACAGCATTCTCAAGAAGTCTTACGTTAACATCTTTAGACTGTCTAAGACCTGCTAAAGCAGCCTCAAGGTACTTACGTTCCTCATTTGTAGGATTACGACCAAACAAAGCAAGTTGTTCTGTTAACCATTTAGAAGTGAGAGCATTAAACTCACCAACATCTGCTGGAGTTTTACCAAAGAAGTCAAGAAAGCCTTGTTTGATTTGTGTAGTTAAACCACCAGTTTTAAGACCTTTAGCTAACTCAAGTGCTCTATTGGCTCCTCTTAAGCTTTCCATAGCTTTAAAGCCTTCGGAAACCATAACTGATCTTTCTTCATTCCACTTAGCGGCGTCAATTTCCCCTGTACGTCCTTTAGAAGTCATTCCTTTAGAATCAGTAGGAATAGGCTCACCACCTGTTTCTCTATTGTGTTCTGGAGAACCTAAAAGAGGTACAATATTCTCCACACTTTTCCCATCAGGTGAGGTGTATGTTAGGACTTGATACGTACCATTCTTGTCCTTAAAAGTACCTGACTCGAAGACATCTCCACCGGGGTTTTTCTTTTTCCATTCAAATTTCTCTCTAGCTAAATTAGTAGAGGCTTCTTTAGCCTTAGTAGTTTTTCCTGAAGCCGTAACTTTAGCGGAAGCAATATCCATCTCCCTTTCATTTTGAGCATCCTTAAGGAACTGTCGAGCTTCGTTAGGATACCCACGTTGCATAAGCAGTGCATAGCCAGTTCTCATCTCTTCTTGAGAAATCCCTGAGCCATCTGAGGTAAACTTACCAATTTCCTCTAGAATGAACTTCTTGTCTGCTTCCATCTTACGTGCTTTAGTCAGGCGAGGGTCTTCAGCAAACTCAGCACCCATCTTATTCCCAAGACCTCTAAAGCCCATACTCAAGGCTTCATTACCTTGCTGACGTGCCTTAGCCGCCATAGCTGCTTGGAAACCACCACCTGCTTGAGACACGTTCATCATTGACTGACGAACACGGGCATCTCTCTCCTGTCCCATAAGGTTTCTAATATCTCCCAAAGAAGCTCCTTGGAATAACCCTTGTGTTATATTATTAGCCATTATCTTTGTTTCCTTTTAAGTTTTTCTTTAGCCAGCATAGCCTGAATTTTCACTAGCATCATCCCGACTTCCAACACCTTCCATGCTTGAGGAATCTGGGCCACCCATAGAAGTACCTCCACCACTGTAAGGATCAACAGCACCACCTCGGCCCCATCCGTCAGCAACAGCACCTAATGCTCTTGCATTCTCTATTTCAGCACGTCTAGCTTGTTCAATAGCGGCTGCACTTAAAGAATTGATACCCATCCCTCTTTTTTCAGCATATCCTAATCTACCACCTTTTTGTCCTAATGTCCCATCTCCGCTTGTGAAGGCTCTTTCATTACCAAATAAACCATCCCACCCTTCAGAAAACTCAGTACCTAAAGCACTCATAACATCTCCAAAAGTCCCCCAACCGGGAGACTCTTCCGAATACTGACTAGCTGTGTTAAAAGCAGCCCCAAGATTCCCTAGAAGCCCCCAACCGGGAGGAGCTACAGTAGACAATAAATTAACACCTGTCTCTAAACCTACGGCTCTTTCAAGAGAGTTCTCTGAAGCGATTCCTTGTAACGCACCAGACACTTCCGACACTTCTGATTTTAAACCATCAAATAAACCTTGAGCACCGTTTAAAAGATCACTGAAACTTCCCGGTTCTCCTTGAGGAACACCAAAGTTATCTCCGGCATCCCTACCGCCTCTTATGTTCCCTCTATAATAAGGGTTAACTTGAGGGACATAAGGAGAAGAATAAGGAGTAGTAGAAGTGTCCTGAGCAACTCCTTGAGTTAATAACCAAGTTGAGAGCCAATCAGGAAGTGAGTCATTCAAAAGACCAGCCATATTGTTACACCTGTTTTTGTGGTTGTTGCATGAAGAGACCACCTAATTGATTCATAGCATGTCCCATGTTACTTCCGTAAGCTGCCTGAACATTAGCAAGATTAGAAGCTGCTCCTGTTCTTGCCTGAAGACCTGCCCTTGCTTGTGCTCCTAAATCAGCACCTAAACCTCTACCAAGATTAGCTTGTTGCATTGGGATATTAAGAAGTCCTGTAGCAGTAGCCATGTCCCCAGACTCTCTACCTAAGAGATTGTCAATAAGAGATTGTGCTTGAGTGAAGGCTTGGGTTTGTCGCTGTGTCTGAGCTTGTCCCAAGGCAGTCTCAAGAGCCTCTGTCTGTCTTGCTCCTCCAGTAGTCCCTAATCTTCCCTGAGCCATTTGTCTTGTCTCATTAGCAAGCCTAAGTCTCTCTTCTTCAGGAGCAGCTAAGGCTTGCTGTTGTTGATAAAATTTATCTTGAGCAGCAAAAGGATCACCAGAGTACTGTCCTAGTTGTTCACCCCACATACCTGAACGAGTAAGAGCACCTTGATAAATACTCTGAAGTTCTGGAGACAACTCAAGGAGTGCTGTATGAGAGTCAGGGTCAAACCCTGCAGTACCTCCTAAACTACCTACACCCCAAGGCTCTGCAGCAGCAAGGGATTGAGTAGTTGCATTCTGAATAGCTGCAGCCTGTTGTTGTGCTGCTTGAGTAGCTGCTTTAGCATTACTTCTAGAACCTAAGTAGCTTAGACCTGCACCAATAATAGGTGTCCAATCACCAAATAACATTCTTTTATTCTCCTATTTTACCTTATTTTACCTTGCTTTGTCAAGAGCGTTGTGTTAACTAAACTAGAATAATTACCCTTGACTTCAGTGGTCATAGCTAATTTAATTACTTTACCAGTTCTTCCTAAAGGTACTTTGTATTCCTTTGGTCCTGCCACAGGAGCATAAGTAGCAACTCCATATAAAGAAGTAGTTCCTCCGTAGATAAAGGAAGTCCCTGTCCCTGTTAATGTGAACGTCTTTTTATAAGGGGAAGCTAGTTGATAATCTTTATAGACAGAAGTAGTTACATTAGAACCCTTACCACCCACTACAGTAAAGATACCATTCTTTACAATCTTAGTTACCGTGGGGTTCCCTAAATCCAACCAAGGAGACTCAACAGTATAATTGTATTGAGTGTTTGTGTAGGACCAACAAGTGGATGTTTCCCATGTGTTATTAGCAGTTTCACAAAGAGCCTCTGAACCATATGAACCAGTTACATCAGAAATACTTACGTCATAATAACCATCATATTCTCCTATGGAGTCCTCAAGCCCTAAATAAAGTTTACCATCTAGAGTACCTACACCACACAAAGGAGCACTATCAAAAGAAAACGTAGTTATTCTTGGGACGGTAATGTTCATTGCATTTGCAAAGTCAAAGACATATGCCATATCATCATCAGGGATAAAGGTAATCACAAGTCCTTCTTCCTGATAATAAGTTGTCTTGATGTTGTTAAGGTCTTTTATCGAAAGAGTCCTTGACAGTTCGTTACGTACTGCTATAGACAATGTATCTATAGGAGCTAATCCATCACTCTCTGTTACCCTTGAGAGGGACATAAGACCAGTGTAGGATAGAAAGAGAAGCTGTGAGGAGACATAAACAATATTGTCTCTCCCTGCAAGACCCACGCCCTTTATGAGTTCCTCAAGAGCCATTGTATCTGGGTCTGATGCACCGTTGTAAATAGCAATATTATTCTTACCAAAGATCACAAGCTTGTCCATAATGGAACCAAGACCTACAATCTCATCATTTCCCCATACAGTCTTTAAATCAATTACACCAGCAACACCACCAGTTAAGGCTTCACCAATTAAGTTATCTGAGTAGTAAACTACACCTACGTCTTCAGAGACACCTCCGAACCACATACGTCCGAAGTCACCTATGGCACAACTAGGGTCAAAAGTAGTTACCCCTGAAGGAGCAGCATAAGTCCCTAAGTCGTCTATGTCAGACCAAGAAGTACCATCATAATTAATGGGCATATGTCCTGTCTGAACACCCCAGAACTCATTATTAAAGTTAACCCACTGCCAGTTAGAATCTGTAATTGTCTGAGGAGTCCCTGAGAAGCTTTGAGTAGTGAGAGAGTTAGGAACTGTAGAAGTGTCTAGTTCTACAATAGTTGCTCCAGAACCCCCAAAGTATTCCGTAGTGGTGTCACTTTTAATGAACTCCCCTACGGACTTCACAGGGGAAGCTACAGTTTTACTTATTTGTTTCCTGCCTTTTCTTGAGGCAATCCTACCTTCATAATCATAGACAATATTCACAGCATCAGTAAACCACTCGACACCTAAAGTGGAGTCCTGAATTTGTGTGTTAAGTCCTTTAGAACCAAAGCCCGAAAGAACGAGTGGTTGTTGGGGTTTAACTGGCATTCCAAGTGGTCTCGTTTACTGTTCTGATTTCATCTTGAGTGATGGCATCAGTAAGTGCATTACTAAATCTCTGAGCAGCCACATCACTAACTGTCCCACCTTCTTCACCTCGTTCAGCCACTGCCAGAGCATAGGCCCCTAAAACAACTAAATTAGAAGGTACAGAGACTTCATCATCATAATTAGTCAAGTCTTCCTGAGGCTGTACTGCATGAACCTTAATGTCATAAGCAGCATCAGGAGTAGGGTAAAAGGAGATAGTGTTCCCCTTAAGTCTAAAGTATTGTGGACTGGAGTTTGTAGAAGTCCCTACATAAGTGTATCTATAGAAAGCCTCATCAGAGATTTGTTTAAGAGTAGAATCATTAGTGTTGTCCATGACCTGCATGATTCTTGAGCGGGACGTAAGATTGTCCATAGTGTACTCAATTGTCCCTGCTACAGTAGTGACTGTCTCAATGTCTCGGAGAACACCCCAGTTCCATGAGTCCTCTACTACTTCTTTTGTTTCATTGACAAGTTCACCAATTAACTTATGATAATCATCTACATTATCGTTGTCATTAATCTCCCCTGACCAATCTATAGCAGTGGCCTCTCTCATCCTTAAGAGTACTTTATTGATAATCTTTTTAAATGTCATCTATCTGTCCCTTCTCTGAACAAAGCAGTAACTCTAGCTGCTCTGTTTGGGGTTTGTCTTGCCCATTTTGAGTCAAGAGCTTCATCAGCCGCATGGTCATAATTACCTTCCTCAAGAGCCATAAGCATTAGATGGAATTTCTTAAGAGTACTTAAGCCTAATTGAAAACACATATTAGCTAAGGCTCTTTGACATGGGTCAGGAAGGTTTCTCCACCAAGGGAAGGAGGAGTTCAATTCACTAATTACCCTGCCTATGTCATTCTGAAGAAGGTACTTAATCTCGCTTTGGGATAACCCAAGACCACCTTCCTCGTCTATGTTTCTACCTACACCAATTGTTGTCTTCCCCATAGAACATTGATAGGCGTGTGTACGTACACCTTCATCTCTAAATAAGTCTGCTGATAGTTGATCTATGTTCATGTTACTTCTATAGTCCTAACTTCTGAATGTACTTTAGTTGAATCTCTAGTGACTCTTATGACTTCAAACAACCTTGTCTCTGGTTTATTAACTGTTCTACTTCGGACTTCTCTAGCTACATTTACAATTCTATCTGGATTAGGAGGTACAATTATTTCTCTAGTCCATGAGGTTAACCATGAAGTTAACCATGAAGTTCCCCAGGAAGCATTAACAGCCATCTGTTATGGCCCCCACTCGTTTCCGGTTGAGCCTGTGCCTGTCACGGTCACGTCATTA